TGGTGGGCCATTAGTGGAAACTCCGGACCTTGGCGAGCTTGGCGAGCTCGGGCTCCATCATCTTGGCTTGGGCGGCCGCAATCTTCGCGCCGAGCTCGGCCAGCTTTTGCTGTTGGGGGGTGGGGTGAAGTTTCATGCCGTATCTCCCTGGCTTGGGCGGGCTTGATTGCCCTTTCTTCCTGTATATATGCAGGGCCATTGGCCCTGTCAATAGGGGGGTGAGAAAAAAGTTTCACCGCGTCTAATGGGCATTGACCGAGCCCAGGCAGGTCGGCGATAACGTCAGATAGGTAAGGCGGGCGATTGCGCTCGCTGTCTCCTAGTTGCAGGGCCCCCGATCTTTCCAGGTCGGGGGCTTTCTGCGTTTCGGAGGAGTAGCGGCGAAAAGATCGACCGCGAGAGATAATCACCACATAGCCCAGGAGGCAGTCATGGCAGCAGCCAGGACCAAGCCGGCGGCAAAGCGGAAGCCGGCAGCGAAACGCAAGCCGGGCCGTCCGTCGAAGTATGCAGGCATCGATCTGGAGAAGGTCCGCTTGCTGGCCACCCGTGGGTGGACCGATGAGGAAATGGCCGAGTTCTTCGGGGTCGCCCGCTCGAATTGGTGCGAGTGGAAGAGTAAGAACCCGGAATTTCGGGACGCCCTAAAAGACTGGAAGGCCGAGGCTGACGCCAGGGTCGAGCGCTCGCTTTATGAGCGGGCGACGGGGTACGAGCACCTGGAGGAGAAGGTCTTTTGCTCGGACGGTATCGTCACCAGGGCAGACACGGTGAAGAAGTACGCGCCGGACACCACGGCGGCGATCTTCTGGCTCAAGAACCGGAACCCGGCCGAGTGGCGGGACAAGCGCGAGCTTGATGTCCGCGAGATCGATGACATGACCGAGGAGGAGATCGAGCGTGAGCTCGCAGAGCTCGAAGCGTCGGAAGCTCCAGCTTCTCCGGCGTAGGGCTCAGGCGCAGCGGGAAAACGCTCTCGCCCGATACCGGCCCTATGACAAGCAACGCGAGTTTCACAACCTGGTGAAGCGCGAGCGGATGCTCAACGCCGGTAACCAGTTGGGCAAGACGTTCTGCGGCGCGTCTGAAATGGCTGTGCATCTGACCGGGCTTTATCCGGAGTGGTGGACGGGTCGCCGGTTCGATCGACCGATCAGGGCGGCGGCTGGATCCGTCACCAGTGAGGTGACCAGGGACGGCGTGCAGCGCAACCTGTTGGGCCCGCCTGGCTCTGAGGCTGACTTTGGGACTGGCGCCATACCGCGCCGGCTGATCGAGGCGAAGACCCGCCGGTATGGGATCCCGAACGCGATCGCCACGGTGGCAGTCAAGCATGTGAGTGGTGGGATCTCGACCCTGTCATTCAAGTCCTATGACCAGGGCCGCGAGAAGTGGCAAGCGGATACCCTGGACCTGGTGTGGTTCGATGAGGAGCCGCCCGAGGATATCTATTTCGAGGGGATCTCTCGAACCAATGCCACGGAGGGCATGGTCTATCTGACCTTCACGCCGCTCATGGGCATGTCGACCGTGGTCCACCGCTTCCTTGCCGAGGAGAGCGAGGACATGGGCAGCGTCCGGATGACGATCGAGGACGCGGAACATATCTCGCCAGAGCAGCGAGAGAAGATCATCAAGAGCTACCCCGCTCACGAGCGGGAAGCGCGAACAAAGGGCATCCCGGCCCTGGGGAGTGGCCGAGTGTTTCCTGTCCCCGAGGAGGATCTCAAGGTCGCCAGCACGCCCGAGCTCGAGGCGTGGCTCGACACCTTGCCGGCGGTGGCCGGGATCGACTTCGGTTGGGATCACCCGTCCGCGGGCGTCGAGATCCGGCACGACCGGGACACGGACACGGTTTACGTGCGGCGCTGCGCTCGGATGCGCGAGGCGACGCCGCTCATGTTCGCGGCCCAGGTCAAGCCCTGGGGGGAGTGGATCCCCTGGGCCTGGCCGCATGATGGATTGCAGCATGACAAGGGTTCGGGGGAGCAGCTCGCTGAGCAATACCGCGCCCAGGGCCTCAACATGATGGACGAGCGGGCGACGTTCGAGGACGGAACCAACGGCGTCGAGGCCGGCCTGATGGATATGCTGGACCGGATGCAGACCGGCCGGTTGAAAGTGCTCGGCCACCTCGAGGACTGGTTCCAGGAGTTTCGGCTCTATCACCGCAAAAATGGCGTGGTTGTCAAAGAGCGTGACGACCTGATGGCCGCGAGCCGGTACGCGCTGATGATGCTGCGCGAGGCTGCGACCGCACCCAAGCCCCGCCGGGCACACGCAAGAATGAGGCGTATCGGATGAGTGACCAACCGCTGACCGACCCGGAAACGGGCGAGATCGACGAAAGCCGCGTCGTCGCCATCATCGGCGCCGAGCTGGGTGACGCGATCGGCTTCGTGGACGACGACCAGGACGGCGCCCGCCGGCGGAATGTCGAGGCATACCTCGGCCGGCCCTACGGGAACGAGCGCGAGGGGTATTCAACCCACGTCGACCGGACCGCTTATGAGGTGGTTGAAAGCCTCAAGCCGTATCTGATGAAGGTTTTCCACGGCACGGACGAGGCGGTCACCTTCTCGGCAGCGGCCGGCGGAAACCCTGATGAGCAGAAGCAGCGCATCGATGAGGCGCGCCAGGCGACGGACTACATCAATCACATCTACAACGTGGATAACCAGGGCTACCTCATCACGCAGACCGTGATCTCCGACGCCCTGATCCAGCGTATGGGGTGGTGGAAGCACTACTGGACCGAGGAGGAGCGCGAGGAAACCAAGCGGTTCTCTGGCCTGACCCAGGTTCAAGTGCTCGCCCTGGGCCAGCAGCAGCAGGCAGACGTAAAGGTCGAGGTGGTCAACGAGGTTGATGACCCGGTCACCGGCGGCAAGCTGTTTGATGTCCGTGTGACCAAGCAGTGGAAAGAGGGCCGGATCAAGGTCGACGCGGTGCCGGCTGAGCAGATGGTCTATGCCCGGCGCGCCAAGAACGTCGAGGATCTGCCCTTCATCGGCCAGCTCGATATTGTCACCCGGTCCGACCTGGTGGCCGAGGGATATGATCGCGACCTGGTCGACGAGTTGCCGTCGACCGTGACGACCGAGACCGATCGCCGCCGTGGCCGGTATGAGAGAGACGAGCGGACCGCCACGGTCAACCGCACTGACCGGGCAATGGAAGAAGTCGAGGTTCTGGAGTGCTGGATCCGGATCGACCTGGACGATGACGGAATTGCGGAATGGTGCCGGGTGGTCCTGGGGGGGCACGCTCACGGCGCAAATGGTGGCAAGGTTCTGGACATCGAGCGGTGCGACGGTCACCCGTTCACGCCCATGACGCCCATCATGCTTCCTCACCAGATCGAGGGGCTCTGCCCGGTCGACGCGGTCGAGGATCTTCAGCGTCTCCGCACGGAAACCACGCGCCAGATGGTCGACGGCCTATTCCTGACCAATCATCCCCGCTGGGAGGTGGTCGAAGGCAAGACGGATGAAGAGGCGCTCCTGGAAAACCAGCCGGGCGACGTGATCCGTTCGAAAGTCCCCGGATCCGTCCAGCGCCTAGACCAGCGCTGGGAGGGTATCCAGGCCATGCCGTTCCTTGAGCTCATCGACAAGCTGACCGAGCGCCGGGCCGGCGTATCACCCCATGGCACGGTGCAAGCCGCGTCCTCGATGACGCGCCACGCCGAGGGCACGGTCGACAACATCATGCAGGCGTCCATGGCTCGCCAGGAGCTCATGGCCCGCAACATAGCCGAGCTCGGCTTCACCCGGCTCTATCGCTCGCTATTGAAGCTGGTGCGCAATCACCAGGACCGGGCCCGCATGATCCGCCTGAAAGGCGAGTTTGTGGAAATGGATCCGACCAAGTGGTCCGGAGAAATGGACGTTGAGGTCAATGCCGGTATCGGCGTGGGCCGGAACCAGATGCGCATGATGGCCCTGGGTCAGGTTGGCCAGGCGATGGAGAAGCTGGCCTCGACCGGCTTCCGCGGCGTGAGCGAGACCGAGATTTACAATTGGTTTGCCGACTTCCTGAAAGCGGCCGACATGCCGGCGATCGATCCTTACTGCAAGGATGTCACCAAAATGCCGCCGCCGTCGCCGCCGCCGCCGCCAGATCCGACCCAGGATATTGTCTATGTGGTCGAGGAAATGAAGCAGAAGTACCGCTTCGCGATGGAGCAGATGAAGGACCGCCGCGAGCGCGACAGCGACGCCCAGGATCTCGCGATCGAGGCTGAGAAGCTGGGCACGGATGAGGCGATCCGGACAGCCGAGGCCCTCCAGGCATCCAATGACGGCGACACCTCGCCGGCACCCGTTCCGCCGGCGGCCAATGGTGCCCCCGACCAAGCCGCTCCGGCCGCTCCTCCCGATCGGAGCGCGCCGCCGGCGGAAACCTTCTTCAAGGGAGGCGTCCAGTGAAGACATTCACCCCGCCTGTAATGGATCCGATCCAGGGCCCGAACATCAAAGCGACCATGACAAAGCCCGTCATGGATACGGTCAGCTCACTCGACATGGATGCGTTGAACCAGCTTCTCGACCAGCGTTTCAGCGGGCTCCAGGATACGGTCGACAAGCGCCTGACCAAGATGGTCATGCCGGAGGTTGACTACAACCAGATCGGTTCGCTCATCGACGACCGTCTGAGCGGCCTGACATCGCAGTTTCAGCCGGGGCCGGGCATCGATTACAACCAGATCGGCTCCCTGATTGACGAGCGCCTGGGCGGGCTGACTGGATCTTTCCAGCCGCCGCAGTCGATCGATTACAACCAGATCGGTTCGATGCTGGACGAGCGTCTGGGAGGGTTGTCCTCACAGTTCCAGCCTGGCCCGAGTGTCGACTATAACCAGATCGGTTCGATGCTGGATGAACGTATGGGCGGGCTATCTTCGCAGTTCCAGCCGAGCCCATCGATCGATTATGGTCAGATCGGATCCCTGATCGATGATCGAATGGGTGGCCTGTCCGGTATCGAGGAAAGCATTGCCGGCCTGCGCAATGAGTTCGGATCGATCGCGCCTCCCAGCGTGGACCTGTCTCGGTTCGAGAGTGACCTGGGCGGGCTTCGCGACCAGATCGGCGGCATCAATACCGCGATCCAGGGGATGAGCTTCGACCCGTCCACGATGATGGACGGCTTGAATGAGCAGATCCAGGCCGGCATCGACGCCGGCTTGAGCAAGTTCCCGACCATGCCTGACATCGACATGACCGGGATCCAGAGCAGCATCGAAAATCTGCGCGGCGATGTCGGCGGCCTGAATGTCTCCCCGGAGATCAATTACGACCTGATCCGGAACATGATCGGCGAGGAGGCCCAGGCCGTGATCGACGGTTTCGGCAGCGGTGGCGCTGGTCCGGCCGGCAATTTCGGCGGTGGGCTGGACGGTGTGAATAGCGGCGCGGTCACCCCGCAGGTGAGCAACCCGAACCCGATCATCACGCCGAACATTCTCAATCCGACAACGTCGCCGAACCCGGCACCGAACCCGGCACCGAACCCGAACCCGGCGCCGACCGGCGGCGCGATCGATTGGAGCCGATACGGCCGCGATGGCGGCGAGGCCATCCTTTACAACCAGGTCAACACCGGCGGCCCGGCCGGCGGTGGTGTGGGTGGATGGACCCCAGGCGGTGGCGGTTTGGATCTCACTGCCCTGCGTGATCTGATCCAGGGCGGTGGTGCCTGGGGGCAGATCCCATGAGCGGGATCAGTCTGTCCGAGGCCGAGGCCGCGCAACGCCTGCTTGAGGATCCCGATCTCCAGCAGGCGATCGAGGAGCTCAAGGCTGACGTGTTTGAGAAGTGGCTGGCGACGGAGGAAGGGGACGCCGAAGGGCGGGAAATCCTCTGGCACCGCGTCCAGGCCGCCGGGGATCTGATGGAAACCCTGAAACGGAAAGTCGACGCACACCGCGTCGCGGCGCGCCGGGGCGAGCGCAACAAATAACCCTGACCACTTGAGAGGAAACCATGGCGACCAATCCAAGCGAAGTCGCCGGCGGTGTCAGCATTGCTGACGCCACGGCGGCGCTTACCCAATCGGAAAGCGAAGCGGAGGCTTTTGAGGCCGAGGAGATCCAGGAGGATCCGAACGGCGGCGAGGGCGAGGAGCTCGACCAGGGCGAGACCGATCTGGAGGCCGAGGCGGCCGAGGACGGCGACCAGGACGAGGATCCAGACCAGGATGAGGCCGAGGACGGGGATGACGAGGACGGGGAAGACCCCTGGATCTCCATCAAGATCGACGGCGAGGAGCAGGAGGTTCGCCTTTCTGAGCTGCGCAACGGATACCAGCGCCAGGCGGATTATACCCGCAAGACCCAGGAGCTCGCCCGCCAGCGTGGCGAGGTTGAGCAGGGTCAGCGCAGCGTCCAGCAGCAGGCGGTCGCCTATGCCCAGGCGTACCTGCAAACCGCCGACCAGCTCGCAGCCCTGGCGCCGAGCGAGGACGACATCAAAGCCGCCTGGGGTTACGACCCGCAGGAGGCCGCGGCCCTGAAAGAGAAGCGCGACAGCATTCTCCAGCAGGCCGCGCAAACCCGAAATCTCGCTGTGAGCCTTCACCGGCAGCAGCAAGAGCAGCTCAAGCAGCAGATGGCCGAAGCCGGCCGCAAGCTGCCCGAGCTCATCCCGGAATGGTCCGACCAGAACGTCCGAAAGCAGGAAGTGATCTCCGTCGCTGAATACCTGGTTCAGCAGGGGCTCAATCCCAAGGACGTTGAACAGACGGCCAATCCGGTTGCCTGGGCAATCGCTCGTAAGGCTTGGCAATTCGACCAGCTCCAGAAAAGCACTGGAGCCAAGGAAGCGAAGCAGCCGGCGCCGAAGATCCGCACTGCCAGGTCACCCAAGCCGCGGCTTCCCGCAAAACGCCAACAGGCTGCGCGGGCAAAGCAGCAATTCAACAAGGCGCCGACAAAGGACAACGCAGTCGCGTTCCTGGCGCAATTTGAGGAGTAGCTATCATGGCTCTCACTTCCAATGGACTTACGTCCTACACCGTTGGATCCTCGGGTGGTAACCGCGAGGATCTCGGCGACATTCTCTACCGCGTGGAGAATGAAGAAACCCCGATCCTGGCCGCCATCTCGACCAATTCGGCCGAGGCGGTCACCCACGAGTGGATGAACGACACCCTGGCCGCCGTCGACAGCTCGAACGCGGCTCTGGAAGGTGATGATGTGACGCCGGTTGCATCGACCGTCCCGACCCGCCTGTCCAACGTCTGCCAGATCTTCCGCAAAAGCTGGGCCGTCACCGGCACCCAGGAGAAGGTCCGCAAGGCCGGCCGTGCGTCCGAAGTGGCTCGCATCAAGGTCAATCGCGCGATCGAGTGCCGCCGCGACATGGAACGGATCCTGTTCGGCGAGCAGGGCCAGGCGGCCGGCGACGCAACCACGGCCCGCAAGGCCCGCGGCTTCGAAAGCTGGATCGCCACCAATGACAGCCGCGGCACCTCTGGCGCCGACGCTGCCAGCGCCACCGCCGCGCCGACTGACGGCACTCAGCGGGCATTCACCGAAACGCTCCTCAAGTCCGTGCTGCAAAGCATGTTCAATGAGGGCGCGCGTCCGAAGAATGCCTATGTGAGCGCCTTCAACAAGCAGGCGTTCTCGGCGTTCACCGGCCGCTCCAATGCCCGCCAGATGGTGGACAGCAATACGGTCCACGCGACCGTGGACATCTATGCTTCCGACTTCGGCGAGCTCAAGGTGTTCCCGTCCGCGCATCACCGGTCCCGGTCCTGCCTCCTGGTGGATCCGGAATACCTGGCGGTTTCCTTCCTGCGTCCGATGCAGGAAGTCCCGCTGGCGAAAGTCGGCGATAGCATCCGCGGCTTCATGCTGTGCGAAGCGACGCTGGAGATGAAGAACGAGAGCGCTCACGGCATCGTTGCCGACCTGACGACCTCGTAATTCCGAGATCTCACGATCTCCCCACCTAGAGGGCGGTTCTTCGGAGCCGCCCTTTTTCTTTGGAGGATCCCATGGCGAAAGAACCCATGGTTACGATTGAAGTGTTCGCGGATGGCGAGGTTGCTACCGGCCTGGTCACTCCCGAGCACAAGTACTGCCCCGAGGGCTCCATTATCCAGGCCCCGAAGTCGGCGGCTGAAAGCCTGACCGCGGTTCGCCGCGCGCGGCCCTCGAGCAAGAAGGTTTCCCTGGATCTCTACGCGGATCCGGAGAAGGTCGCCGCGGCCGTCCAGAAGCTCAACGAGGCCAATGAGGCCGCGCGCGAGGCTGGTGACGCTGGCGAGGGCGAGGGCTGACATGGCTCGAGAGCTCCTGCGCGTCAATCCGCTGATCGGCTCCAAGTCGGAGCTCATCACGCATGACGACGAGCCGGATAAAGTTCACGTCGCCTGGGAGCAGCGCGTCGACCATATCGTTGATGAAAATCAGCAGATGGAAGAAATGCACTCCCAGGCCGGCGCTGACATGCGCCTGGCGGCCCGTGTGCCGCTCAAAGTCTGGATGCACCTCCAGGAGATCGGGATCGCAAACGACCCGGTCGCGCTCAAGCGCTGGCTGAATGATCCGGATAACCGCAAGCACCGCGTTTGGAAGGGCAATATCTGATGTCGATCTCGACCTGGGCCGAGCTCAAAACGGCCGTTTCCAATTACCTCAAGGGCCGGAACGATCTCACGGACCAGATCGAGGACTTCATCGCCCTGGGCGAAAAGCGCCTGTTTCGCCGGCTGCGCGCCGAAGAGATGATGGCCACAGCGACACTGACGGCGGCGGCGAGCATTTCGCTGCCGTCCGACTTCCTGGACGCCGACCTGGTCGAGCTCCAGTCCGATCCCAAGCGGATCCTGACGCCGATCGACAAGCGCACCGCGTCGCGCGAGTTCCCGCAATCGACCGCCGGCCGCCCGGTATCGTACCGGATCCGCAACGGGTCGATGCTTTTGTTTCCGACCCCGAACGAGACAACCGACATCGAGCTCGAGTATTTCGCGAAGCCCACCGCCCTGGGCAGCTCGAACGCCACCAACACGGTGTTCCCCGCCTTCCCGGATCTCTACCTCTACGCCGCCCTGATCGAGGCATCCCCGTATCTCTACGATGACATGCGGATCGGGACGTGGAAGGCCCTGTTTGATGAGGGGATCCAGGACGCGAACGTCCAGGCAAACCGCAAGCGCCTCCGCGGCGCTCAAATGCGTCCGGCCTATGGGGCTGGCGCATGATCCAGATCCAGGTCGACGCGAACGCGCCTCCCTGGGCGCACCACATGGCGCGCACAATCGAGCAAGCCGTTTCCAAGGCACTCAATCAGCAATCTCCCCGACGCCTCCCGAAGTACGCTTCCGCGGCATTGCCGGACGCGAGCCGGTTCGAGGGGCATCAGATTTACGTCACCACCACGAACCGCGTCGCCTACTCGGACGGCACGGACTGGCGGTATCAAAGCGATGAGGCCACGGTCTAATGCCTAGTTCAGCGACAAGCTCCCTTCGTCTCCAGAAGATCGCTACGGGTGAAAAGCTCAACACCTGGGGATCTGAGCTCAATTCCTCCGTGTTCGAGCTCCTCGAGGACGCCATCGCCGGGTGGGAAGCCCACACGATCACCGGCGACAAGACGCTCACCTCCACCAATTACGCGACCGACCAGGCGCGCATGGCGATGCTCGAGTTCAACGGATCCCCGTCCGCTGCGTTCGAGATCACGATCCCGGCCGCTCCCAAGTGGTATTTCGTCAAGAACAGTTCCGGCCAGCAGGCGACCATTACCGCCGGCGGCGTCGGCGCGATCGCCTATAACGGGGAAGTGGTAGCAATCTTGTGCGATGGCACGGACTGTTACCGCACCGAGAGCAACACGTTCGGCCAGGACGTGAGCATGGGCTCGAACAAGATCAAGGATCTCGCGGATCCGACCGCTGACCAGCACGCCGCGACCAAGAAGTATGTGGACGACGAGAACACGTCGCAGAGCGCAGCGATCACCGCATCACAGGCGGCCGCCGCTGCCAGCGCCTCCGCAGCGGCGACCAGCGCCAGCAATGCGTCAGATAGTGAGACAGCCGCGGCCGCATCAGAGACGGCCGCAGCCGCCTCCGAGACAGCCGCAGCCGCCTCAGAGACGGCGGCCGGCACGTCCGAGACCAACGCGGCCGCTTCCGAGGCGGCCGTTGCTGCCAGCGCATCGGCGGCATCCTCCAGCGCGTCAGCCGCAAGCGCCTCTGCGACCAGCGCAGCCTCCAGCGCTTCGGCCGCCAGCACGTCCGCGTCGAACGCTGCGACCTCCGAGACCAATGCCGCTTCCAGTGCGAGCGCCT